TTAATTTCTGGATTTTATAAATTCTCGCTGAAGCTCAACAGTCATTTGCAGTTCTTCGCATTTCTTGTGCAAGACACTATTTTCAGTTTGCAGCCAGTTAACTTGCGCGCTCTTCTGCACAATAACAGCGCGCTGTTCTTCCAGTTGGCGGATTAACTCCGCCTCATTGAACATATTCATGCTGCACGCTCCCGGCCCTGGTTGTCTGATGGTGATAGCGGGGCGTTTTTGAATGCCTTCGCCATTCCTGCGATATCGAGTGCATAACCAGGTTGCAGTTGCACTGCCGGACAGTCGCACTGATTTCCCCATACATCGAAGCCATGTGACGACTGGCGGGCGAATAGCTCAATACGCGGCACATCGCCCAGCAATTGCACCAGTTTTTCGCGGATGACGTCCGGTTTGCGCGAGTTTTCCATGCGAGGTGCGGTGACGTGCTGGCAGATTGAGGCGTCCATGCGCGCCGGCAGTTTTCCGCGTACTGCAAACAGACAGTCTTCGCTGTTCGCCCTAGTCATGTGTCCCATGCCTATCGCGCTGTTTCCTTTGTGCTTATTCGTTTTGTGCCAGGTGAATCCCTTCATGGTCATCAGCTTGAAGCCCCACGATTCGACAACCTTCAATGCCTCAACCGGCTGAGTCGGAACCCACCACATAGCCAGCAGGCAATCCTCGGCGGCAAGATCCCACGCTGGCAGGCGACAGATATCCAGCACGTTCATTACCGGGTATTTAAACCCGGCGCCGCGCTCGCCGTCGGCTGCTTTGTCACGATATGTCCATGGAGGATCCGCATAGATAAGAGTGTATTTACCGGTCATGCCATACCTACCTTAATTGGACGAACCTTAAGAGATTCATTCAGCTTTTCAGCCACTCTCTGAGCTGCTATATGGTTGCGAATAATCAGTTTGGCTGGCGTTAACCAGCTCCATACTTCATCGAATAAATTAGTGTCACCATTCCAACGGTGATATCGTCTTGCTGATTAGTCATACACCACCCCGCGACATCCGATCCCAGCGTATTCGCCACGGCGCAGGCCGTTACCTTTCGATATGCACTGATCACGGCGTATCGCTATTCTGGCGCGTTCAACCTCACCGACTGCTGCATCCATGCACAGCAACCAGAGTCTGGCTGCAATGCGGAACTGGCCTTTCGATTCACGTTCAACAGCGCGCTTTTCTACCTCCATTGCTGCCGGAGTTACGGCGACTACTTTTGAAGCCTGACGCTGAGACACATAGTTCAGGTGATACTTTTCAAGACGTGTTAATTTGCTCATCGGATCCAGCCTTCTCTGAAAATTACCGCCAGCAGATATAGCCAGGCGGAAACAGCTGTCAGGAATAAGTACCATCCTGACCATTTTTCCCAGTGCCTGATCAGCGCTGTCATGCGGCGTTACTTACTGGGCGGTAAACGCGCTGATCAACCGGCGGCTTTTTTCCGGTGAACTCTGCCGGGCTTGTGGCCTGACGTTCATCAAGCCAGTTCTCAACCTCTTCAGCGTTCCATGCACAACGCTTATCAGTAATCCAGAAGCGTTGCGGGAACTCGCCATTGCGCTCCATGCGGTCAATGGTGCTCATAGATACCGGCACCACTGCCATCAGTTCCTTTTTGCCAAATGCTCTTTTCATAATTACCTCTCTTGCATTTGCGACGCGCGCAGCGCCGCAGTGGTGGTTACATCGGTACTTCGTTCAGTTCGTCGCAGCGGATGGTGTAAACGTCGGTTGCTTTTGCCAGCAGGTCATCATCACCAGCCAGTTTCTGAGCAACGTATTTGTACGCTTTGTCCAGGTCGGCCTGAGTGTTGTAGTTCATCGCCGCTCCGGAAAATGCGTGCAGAATCTCTTCAGGACCGCGATCGTCTTTATGCTGCTGACGATCTTCCTGCTTCTGCTCAGGCTTTGAGTTGATCAGGCTGTTCATACCTTGAGCCGTTGCCGATGGCGGCGTGATGTCTCGCTCAACACGCGGTGTTGTCTCCTGCAGTTCGTCAGGGGTGTAGACGCCCATGATTACGTCAGGGCAGTGCAGGCGTGACCAGCGCTTGGTTGCCAGGTATGCAAGCTGCTGTTTAGGATCGCTTGCCCAAAGAGTTGAGTTGCGAACTTGAGCCTGAGACAGGAGCAATTCCAGAACGCGTGGTTCATCTTCACCCTTCATCGTTGCCCATACACGTACGCCACATCCCGCTTCATCCTTCAATGTCCACGCTGGCGCAATGTAGGTGTTTCCCTTCTGGGATGTTTTCTCTACAAACTTGCCAATCACGTTTTCCCACGGTCCAAACCACTCATAGTTAATACGGTCTTTCGTTGGCGACATCGTGGTGATAACTGCATTTACCAGTTGGGCCTCATAACCGAGAGTGCCACTGACGACATGAGTTTTCTGCGCGACGGCGAATGGGTTCATGCCCCACTGAGCAGCCTGCATTGCCACAGCCATGCAATCAGCAGGCTTTCCGGCGAGGTGAGCCGGTACGGTCACGCGGCTTTGAGACATAACCTCGGCAAATTTCATCAACTGGTTCAACCCTTCAGGGCTAAAAATGGTGGCAGCGGTTCCAGCGATAGCGGTATCTACTGGTGCGTTAATGGTTGCGATATCGTTACTCATACGTACATATCCTGTTTGCGAGCCCATTCAGAGCGTTTAATAATTTCCACGCCGCCCCATTCATCGCTGATGCGGCATTCGTGATAGGTGTTCAGATCCCGGCGGAATAACTGATGCCCGGCGTCAACATCCGGCGCATCCAGCTCGAATACGCGGACCGGGTATCGACCGCAGTCGATGGTTTCGCTAACAGCCAGGAAGAAAAATCCGTGTGGCTGCCCGGTTACTTTCAGTGCGCCATCTCTGTACATGGCGTCCTGGACGTGATAGCGGAATTCATCGATGTGACGTGCAAAGCGATCCATGTCTGCAACCTTTTTCACGTCGACGATCACGTTATGTTCATTCAGCCACTTATCAGGTCTTATTCGGCACAACTCGCCAGTCTCATCGTCATTCCAGTACATCGATGCTTCACAGTGGCCAGGTGCTTCAAGCATCCAGCGCGCCGCCGGGTGAGCCATTGCGCTGTCGCGCATCAGTTTCAGTTTTCGGCCCTGTTCGGCATCCATGACAGTCATTCCCATGCCGGCAACGTCTTTCATGAATGCTTCTTCATCGGCTTTACCCTGATTGGTGCGGCGGTTGAACTGTGGCGCCACGATGAAACGTTTATCGAATTCATCAGGCTCAAGCAGCAGGCAGTGCAGCGCAGTACCCATGTCCAGCGCAGACTTCTTCTCTTCGTCTTCAGGAGCAGCCTTCACCCATTTCAGAAGGGCAGGGTTCTTGGCCACCATATCCAGTTGTGACTTACTCACGCCGTCGCCGGCGTGGTAGTCCTCGTTGCTGATGTCGAAATAGATGCCGGTATTCATGCTGCATTCCTTTTGCTGTCGATCTGGTCAGCCAGGTCAAGACGGGCGATGACGCCAGTTAATTCACGTTTGAACGACGACATAAGCTCTTCGAAATCATCGCTTTCAAATGCCGCCTCCATTACCTCATAACGAACACCGGCACGAAGAATGGCGCGTTTGAATGACTCTTCCATTTCGCAACCAGCAACTGCTTCGATCAGCTCAACGTGGCGGTCGTACAGTTCAGATGACAGCTGGTAGTCATTGCTGAACTGAGTTGCTATTTTTTTCAGGTTATTGAATTGCTGAATGTGCATAGCCACCTCAGTAGTTGATGGTTGTTGCTGGGACTTTCCCGCGAGCGATGGCGACAACACATGCCTTTGCCCAGTCTTCAGGAATGCCCTGGTCAATGATCGCTTGGACCGCAGCAGCATTAATGGCCCGACGGTGCTCTACATCTGCGGCGCGTGCTGCCGCTTCGTCAGCGATACGCTTTTCTTCAGCAAGGCGAGCAGCCTCTTTTGCTTCGGCTTCATGCTTAATGCGATCAGCTTCTTCCTGCGCCTTGCGTTGCTCAGCTGCGATAGCTTCCTGCTTTTCGCGCTCGGCACGATCTGCGACTTCCTTCTTCTCTGCTTCAGCTTTTTGCTCTGCTGCAATACGGTCACGCTCTGCTTGCTCTGCCTTTAGCTTTAATTCAGCCTCACGACGGGCAGCTTCAGCGCGTTCACGCTCTATTTTCTCTTCGGATTCACGCCTGGCCTTTTCTTCCGCCTGGCGCTTCAACTCTTCTTCATGAGCAATGCGCTGGCGCTCTGCTTCTTCTGATTTCGCCTTCGCTTCTCGGTCGAATGCGTCATTCATCAGCAGGGCCATCTCGTGATCCGCTTCGAACTTGGCAGCCCGCTCCTGATCGAACTTGATATTCATCTCCAGTGCTTCGGCGTGCAGCACATTCATGGCTTCTTCAGCCTTGATGCGTTCCTGCTCGGCCTCCCATTCGGTAAGTGGGCGGCGAACCTCATCGCGCATCTCATCGCAAGCTGATACAAATCGACGCAGTTCAGCCTCAGCAGGTTTGACGGCTTCTTTCAGATGACGAAGGTAATCTCGACCAGGCTTTTCAACTGCTGTTTTACTGCGAGAAACCTGTGCTGCCAGAGATGCAATGCGGGCACGACCTTTGGCAGTGCTCAGGTCTGGAACTTCGTTAACGCTTTCGCGGATCTGTTCGAGGAACTTTTCCAGACCGTTTTCTACGTAAATGCTTGGCGCCATATCTGGCGCAATTTCGATAATTGCTAATTCGCTCACTTGCTAACCCCCATATCCATTTCCGTTTTTACCGCCAGCTTGCTGACGAATACCCAGTTCATTGCTTCACCCAGCGTGCGGAATTTCCAGCTCATCAGCCCGCAAGCTGTAACGCAGTACCAACCGTTAATTACTTTCCACTGCATATGAACCTCTCTATTACCATTTTGGTAATACTTGAAGACGCAGGAAAGCCACGAAGTGGTGGTTTCTGCCTGAGCGATGCGCTCATGTATTACCTTTTGGGTAATAATCAGATCAAAAAGTGATTGTGTCAATAGGTATGACGAGAAAAAAATTACCATTTTGGTAATTAATTGAGGCGCGAGCTTACCGCCATTGGGCAGGTAAAGCGTCAGAATGGCGGGGGATTACTTGCTTTTGTTCTGCTCAAACACGAAGTTGATGAATGAGGTGATCTTGTTTTTCTCTTCCTGCGGCAGAGCTGCATACATCCGGTGGTCGTAGTCGATAACACCAGGGGCGCCGACGGGAATAATCATCTCGTATGCTTCATGCCCGAACGCGCGCGCCAGAGAGGAAAGAACGCCGATAGTTGTGCTGACTTCCGCTTTCATAATCCGGTTAACTGTGGCCGGGCCAATACCAGCTGCAACAGCAACTTTCTTTTCGGACGTCATTTCCGTGTTCTTTCTCATCCAGGCATTGAGCGTGGCTGCGGCCTGTTTCTCTACAGTCCATTCTCCATCGTCGGTGGCCGGAATAAAGATATCAGCCTGTACTGCGTCCAGTTCGTGATCGACATCAAGCCAGAACTTTTCTTTGCGCGCTGCTTCTTCAATGATACGCGCGGCATTCGGTCCGATGTTTTTGATTCCAGTACACCACCGGTTGACCAGGTTCTGCGAACGCTTCACTCGTTCGGCAAAACGTAACTGGGTATCATCGAAATCCCTGCGAATGATTTCGTTAAGGTTTCTGCGTCTTATGTCATAAATACTTTTCATAGCTATTGTATTTGTCCATTTAATGTTACCTAACTGACTAAATTTAAATGAATATTACCATAAAGGTAAAGTTACCATAACGGTAATAATCATTGATTTTTTCACCAGAAAGGTAATAATTCAGATATGAATAGACAGGCTGAGATAAGCAAAATATGAGTGACGAAAAAAAATTTGATTTCAAAAAGCACTGGCTGGGACTGTCTCCTGATGAGCGTGAAGCATTTGCAGATGAAGCCGGAACCACCAGTCATTACATCCAGACTCACCTGACCGGGCGCCGAAAGATGCCTGGTAAGCGACTGATGGACGGACTGTTTAAAGCATGTCGTTCCCGCGAATGGACAAAGTCTAAACCTGAATTAGTGCTCTTCTTCTACGACCGATAATCCCTCTGAACCCATCAATGCCGTCACCCCCCTGGCGGCTCCTTCCCGCATAAAACACCTTTCAGGTAATAAAAAACCATATACGGTTGATCTTTTTTCGCCTTAGTGCAAAATTACCAAAGATAAATAACAAAGAGGTAATCCGATGAAGCGAATCACCCAGCGTGAGGCTATCGATTTGGGCCTTACTCGCTTCTACACCGGGAAGAAATGTATCCACGGTCATGATAGCGAGCGCTACACCCTGAGCGGGGAGTGCGTGCAGTGCAATAACGAACGGGCACGCCGACAGGCAAAGCTTCGTTCCGAAAAGATGAAGGCAGCCAGAATGGCAAGAGAGGCAGCATGATCCCAGCAGCCTACTACAACGAAATTGACTCATTTGCAGCTCAATGGCTGCGTAACCTGATCGCCGGTGGTCATATCGCTCCGGGCGAAGTTGATGAAAGGAGTATTGAAGATGTCACACCTGACGACCTCAGAGGTTTTACCCAATGCCACTTTTTCGCCGGAATTGGCGTCTGGTCCCATTCCCTCCGCCTCGCAGGATGGCCTGACGATAAACCAGTCTGGACTGGTTCCTGCCCGTGCCAGCCTTTCAGCGCGGCAGGCAAAGGCGATGGGTTTGCTGACGAGCGGCACCTTTGGCCCCACTTCTTCCACCTCATCAGCGAGTGCAGACCTCAGCATGTCTTTGGCGAACAGGTTGCAAGCGGTAACGCAAACACATGGTTCGACCTTGTACAAGCTGACCTGGAAGGAATGGGATACGCCTTCGGGCTTGTGCCGTTTACGTCAGCGGGCATCGGTGCTCCGCACATCAGAGAACGAGCTTATTGGGTGGCTGAGTCCGCTGGCGAGCAACATCAAAAATTGTTACCAGGACTGGAAAAAGGTAATGGCAAGGAAGGAGGCTGGTCGACAGCCAAACCTTCAGGATTTTGCAGTGCTGGCTGCATGGCCCACGCCAGTAGCGAACACCAATCCTCAACCAGAGACGAAACGAGGCCTGCAACACGTTGCAGGAGCTGCGCGGCTGACGGGCTGGCCAACGCCACAGGTCAACTACATCACCAATGCAACTACAGTGCAGATGAGCGGAGATGGTCGAGAAACTCCGAACAAAATCGGCTGGGCAGCGAGCTTATGCGGCCCCTTGAGGTTAACGGTTTTTGGCGAGATTCGGACTGGCTCTCATGTCGAGATGGCAAATGGCGTCCAGTTGAACCCGGCACATTCCCGCTGGTTGAGTGGGGCTGCCGCGCGCCTGGGACGAGTCGAGCCCGGGGTGGCAAGAGTGGCAAGCAGCAACCGCGTCGGGCGCCTGAAAGGCTACGGTAATGCCATAAACGCACAGGCCGCTGCTGAATTCATCCGGGCTTATATGGGGGTTAGCTATGGCCGGTGACTGGATCAAGATGCGTGCCGACCTGCACACGCACCCAAAAGTTGTCCGCATGGCGTCCGCATTGAAAGCGGACAGATTGCGGATAGTTGGCGGACTACATTCCGCATGGTGTCTTTTCGATGTCCACTCTGTTGACGGTTTTCTTGACGGATACAGTGCGGAGACTCTCGACGACCTGATCGGATTCCCCGGATTTGCGCGTGCAATGATGGCTGTCGGATGGCTGGAAGAAGAAGGCGAAAGCCTAGTAATGCCGCGCTTTGAAGCCCATAACGGACAGTCTGCCAAGCGTCGCGCACAGGACGCAGACAGGAAGAGAAATGCCCGCAAAGCGTCCGCATCAGAAGCGGACAAAAAGCGGACCAGAGAAGAGAAGAGAAGAGAAAATCTAAAAGATAAAACCCCACACATAGGCGACGAGAAAAATCAGCCTGTGGATAACTCTGGAGGTGGCAAACCAGATCCCCATGCAACAAATTCGGTGATTGATGGATATGTCCCATCTGGTGGATCTGGTGCGCTTGGTAAATTCACTATGCCGGATAGCTGGACGCCGGATCCTGATTTCACCAAACGAGCTGCGTTATGGGGAGTAAACCTTAAAACCGATGTGACGCCATTCGAACTGGCAGACTTCATCACGTACTGGAAAGCCGAGGGAAAAGCATTCCATCACGACCAGTGGCAGCAGAAACTGGCGCGCAGTGTTCAACTGTCCAGGACAAAGCCAGCGAGAACGCAGCAGCGGGACGTTAACGCAGTACCAGAACCGGACAGCGAGATCCCTCCAGGCTTTCGCGGTTAACACCGGGAGCGCAGTAGCGCATTTTTTTACATCTGTTGAATTACCAAAAGGGTAATAAAATATGCGCATAGCTATTGAAATTAACTCATTTGTGGTTTTAAATTACCTGAGGGGTAAATCATGAAAAGGAAGTTGCAGGCACTCGGAAGGCTCAAGACTGGCCAGATGAATAAAACCGAATCGGCTTACTGCCAGCACCTTGAGTTACGCAAGTATGCCGGGGAAATAGCCTGGTATCGGTTCGAAGGCATCAAGCTGCGGCTGGCTGATAACACGTTCTACACGCCTGATTTCGCAGTGATGCTCGCCACCGGCGAGATGGAACTTCACGAGGTGAAAGGCTTCTGGACTGACGACGCCAGGGTGAAAACCAAAGTTGCAGCAGACCAGTACCCGTTTCGAATCATCGGGGTAACGGTTAAGCCAAAGAAAGCGGGTGGCGGGTGGAACGTCGAAGAGTTCTAAATCGACGATCCTTTTAGTTATCAAACTAATCAATAACTTATACGGGTAAGCGAGGGTAATAATGGGAAGCAATATCATTGAGTTAGCGAAGTTAGGGCATGAGCGAGCGGCTGAACTGAAAGCAGAATGTGGTGCTGTCGATGTGCGCAGCCTGGCGCAACTGATTAGCGATCTGGCTACTCAGCTTGAAGTGCAGTTTGTTCGCTCAACCAACATGGCAGTACAGCTCGCTAACGCCGAGAGCAAGTGCAGGGAGCTGGCGTCTGAAGTGAGTGAGTTAAACGAATGCAAAAATCTTCTGGAAAAAATTAAGTCAACGTCATGCCATGTTGATACATCGAAGGATGCGGTTATCCCTAACTCGCTGGATGCGTGGGGAAGACCGGTTCCGCAGTATTTGCCGTATGACTTCTCAGGAAATCCCTGTGCAAGTGCGACTCAATACTGTAACGGCTGGAATGATGCCGGAGGTTACTGGCTAAACCACGTCAAATACCTACAAGAATGCATCCGCGCCGCTGGCATTGGCGTGAAGGGGGAGTGAGATGGCTGACGTAACCAAAATGGAGTGCGTTCATTCAACTAATCCTGAGTGGTTTTCACCAGGTGATATTTATGATTCCGAGAAACGCGGACCAGATATTTGTATTTGTGGTGACAACCTCGTGTCCGACCTTAACCCGGAAGACTGGTACGAGATGAGCCAGCGAGTCGATGGGCTATGGTTTCTTACCGGCTTTCAGCAATCAGTATTGTTTAGAACCGTGAGGACTAACCCATGACAACTAACAACCACCCGGCGAACGGTCCTTTATCCCTCGATCGCCTGCACCAGATAAGCGAAATACTCAGCAAGGCAGCAGAACAAAGCGACGGCGGTAATCTAGGCTACGCAATGGCTGATGCTGTGAAGGTGATTGATGGGGCTATTGCGGCGTTTGGTGCTGAGCTTGTGGCGTGGCGATGGTTCCACCTAAATCAATGGCATGTTACCAATGATGAGGAGCGAGCAAGGGATTTGGCTTGGGATGGCGTCAAAGTGATACCGCTCTACACTGCCCCGCCAGCGCAGGTAGTGCCGGAGAATTGCGTAACAGCAGAACACCGTCGCGTTATTGAAATGCTGCTCAATGTTTGCGGGGCCGCATTCGAACTCGCAGATGATAGCTGTCAGCAAGATGTTGATGGCGAAGAGTGCCACGTTGTTCCAGACGACGCATTTCAGAAGCTAAGTGATGCGCTGGGCGAAATCGAAAACACTCTCCCGACAGAAGATGTCGACAGGCCAGACGTATTTCTTGCCTGGTCGGCAATGCCAAGGGCAGCGCTGAAATCTATTCTCCAGGCTGGCAACTCTCCGGTAACTCCGGATGGTTGGATTCCGGTAAGCGAGAGGATGCCGGAAGCAAGCGGGCGTTACTGGTGCTACGTCGAAGAACAGAATTGTCTTGGTAAAAGCCACTACCAATGGAATTGCTCATGGGATGGTGAGCGGTGGTGGGTTGAAAGCGATAATGGCGGTCGCGTAACGCACTGGATGGAACTGCCATCAGCACCGCAGCAGGAGGTGAAGTCAGCACTTGAACATGGAATGCAGCGTTACGCAGGTGCTATGCAAAAACTGTCGGAAGGGGATAAGTGATGGATAAATGTCGCGGAGTTTTAGGCTTTCTGTTCGGTCATTCATATCGTCCTGCAATCACCAGAGGCTATCCTTCCGCAAAACTTGGGGAAGTGGAAGGTAGCAGCTCGTTCATCATCAGTTTGATAGATAAAACAAGGCCAGAGACATTTCATGGCATCTACTGCAAGCGCTGCGGGAAGGTGGTCAATGGCTAAATCCTCCGCAGAACGCAAAGCAGCGCAGCGTGCGCGGCAGTCCGCCGCCGGTGAACGCAAGATTGAGCTGGTGCTCGACGAGCAGGAGTTGGATATGCTGGTGCGGAACTGCGCCGCCCGTCGCCCTGGTCGTGCCCCGTATGACATGAACGAGTACATCGCGATGCTGATCCGCCAGGATGATGCGCGGGTGCGTGGTCGTATCAAGTCAATCAGCGTTAACCGCTGCTGGAAGTGCGGCGACGCGCTGCCAGTTGAGTCGTGCCCGTGCGATGGTGATTCGGCATGTTGGGTGACACGTGGCTGGCATGAGACTAAATTATCAGTGTGACATGTTACGGAGATATTATGCGTGATGAATTTGATGGGTTCTGAATGTGGCCGCCGACTATGGCGGCTTTGTTTTGCGTGTTACCATTACCAAAACGGTAATTATTACTTTGGTGGTAACAATGCCCGCAGAACTAAAAGCACCAAAACGCAAATCAACGCAGTACAAGCCACTCACAGCGATGCAGGAGGCTTACGCGCAGGAATATACCAAATGCCCTGAGAATCAGACTCAGGCAGCGATTAACGCAGGATTTTCGCCAAACACGGCAGCAGTCAAAGCCAGCGTCATGATGCGTGATGAGCGTATCCAGAAACGGATCGCCGAACTGATGGAAGAGCGCAACAAGCGTTTGCGCGTCAGTGCCGATTACGTGCTGCTCCGCCTGGTGGAAATTGACCAGATGGACGTACTGGATATCCTCAACGATGACGGCACGCTGAAGCCGATCCGCGAGTGGCCTAAGGTATGGAGAACGTCGATCAGCGCAGTGGATATAAACCGCATCAGGATGGCGATGAAGGATGACGAGGAAGATATCGAGTCCACGCTGCAAAAAATCAAATGGCCGGACAAGGTGAAGAACCTCGAGCTGATTGGCAAGCACGTCGACGTCAACGCGTTCAAAGAGCGCCTGGAGGTTTCCGGCACCGTCACGATTGCCGACCGCATGGCGAAGGCCAGACGTCGCGTGAAAGAGCAGGCTGGTGGTGAAGAATGATAGCAGCAGCCATGTCGCCAGAAGAGCAGCTCGTCGAGGATATCGCCTCGTTCACGTATGACCCGCTGGGCTATGCGCTGTATGCGTTCCCGTGGGGGGAGGAGGGCACGGAGCTGGCGCACGCAGCAGGGCCAAGAAACTGGCAACGCTGGATGCTCGATACTGTTGGTGAGCACCTTAGAAACCCAGTTACACGGCATCAACCGCTAATGATTGCGGTTTCATCAGGACACGGCATTGGGAAAAGCGCAGGTATTTCCATGCTTCTGAATTGGGGCATGTCCACCTGCGAAGACTGCAAAGCAGTAGTGACTGCTAACACCGAAAACCAACTGCGCACGAAGACCTGGCCTGAAGTGATTAAGTGGGCAAACCTGTCCATCACGAAAGACTGGTTCTCTACCCCCGCAACAGCCATGTACAGCAATGACTCTGGTCATGACAAGCGCTGGCGCGCTGACGCAATCCCATGGTCTGAACACAACACAGAGGCGTTCGCCGGGCTGCACAACGAGCGCAAGCGCATCATCGTGGTATTCGACGAAGCCTCCAACATTGCCGATAAGGTTTGGGAGGTGGCAGAGGGGGCGCTGACGGATGAAGACACGGAAATCATCTGGGTGGCGTTCGGTAACCCGACGCGTAACTCTGGCCGGTTCCGTGAATGCTTCCGAAAATATAAGCACCGCTGGGTTACGAAGCAGATCGACAGCAGAACAGTTGAGGGCACCAACAAAGAGCAGATCCAAAAATGGATTGAAGACCACGGCGAAGACAGCGACTTTGTGAAAGTTCGTGTGCGCGGGATATTCCCTGACGCGTCTGAACTCCAGTTTATCCCGACCGGCCTCACCGACGAGGCGATGAAGCGCGTAGTTACCGCTGCGCAGGTAGCGCACGCTCCGGTGATTATCGGCGTCGACCCGGCATATTCCGGCGTGGATGACGCGGTTATATATCTGCGTCAGGGGCTTCACAGCAAGGTGCTATGGACCGGCAACAAGACAACCGATGATCTGATTATGGCGAAGCGCATCGCCGACTTTGAAGATCAGTACCAGGCTGACGCAGTATTTATCGACTTCGGCTATGGTACCGGGCTGAAGTCCATCGGCGACGGCTGGGGCCGGACTTGGCAGTTAATCCCGTTCGGCGGCGGCTCTACCGACCCGCAGATGCTCAACAAGCGCGGCGAGATGTTCAACAGCTGTAAAACGTGGCTGAAAATTGGTGGCGCGCTGGATGACCAGGAGACGGCTGATGACCTGTCGGCGGCGGAGTACAAAGTCAGGGTAGACGGAAAAATAGTTATTGAGCCTAAGGAAGACATCAAAGAGCGGTTAGGACGATCGCCTGGCAAGGGTGACGCGTTGCTGCTGACGTTTGCCTTCCCTGTGTCGAAACGCATGAATATACCAGGACAGCAAAGCCAGCAGGGTAAGGCACTCACAGAGTACGATCCCTATGCATGAAAAAGCCGCGCATCGGCGGGCTTATTGTGACATGTCACGGCGTTAAAAGCCGTCGAATTCGTCTTTCATTGCTCGCTCAGCTTCTGCTTCAGCAGATAACCTTCCAGCATCCAGATTTTATTCACCGCATTTTCGCGGGCGATCTTGCGGCCGATCTCCGGGTCGAAGTTTTCCGGCTGGCGCAGGCGCTTTCGCCGGTGACGGTGAAACCATTGTGCAGAACCAAAACGCAGAAGGTCAGGAGTGACTCAGCTGGATGTGCTTCCTGATAATAATCTATTGGGCTTTCATGCGGTTTTAATCGCTCGTTAGCGCCATGAACACCTTCGGCAGCCGTGAAGTAGTGCTCGCTAATAATCACGCTTTCGATATGCTGCGGCGTAATTCGCGGTGCGGTTAAACCTTTAGCCTGAATTTCAGATTCAATATCTTTGTCGATCATGATTTTCACCTTAAAAAAATGCCCACCGAAGTGGGCGAACTGGAAGCAATGGTGCCTTCCATGGCAGTTACGGGTTTACAGCGCAACGTCATCGCAATGGCGTTCTGCTGTAAAAGTGACGGTGGTCAGCATCAAGGGAAACTGCCACCGCCAATAGCTACACAGCATCGTTCTTATGGGCGCTTCATCACGGTCCTAAGGCGTGATCTGGTTGTGGTACGCAGTCTATTCGGCATAGCAACTCTGCGCAGATGCTTCTAACAATCACCGGTGGTAACCGGCTTAATGCCTTATTCACCACAACGATAAGCACCCTGCCTAGGATGGACTGAATTCCGATATAGGAAGAAATCAGCCAAGGTGCTTACCTGTTGTGTGCTGACCTTACAGCCAGCGTGGCTGGAATGAAGCCGCATAACGACTTTTCACCAACTAGGCAGGATCACCCTGAAAGAGCTGCCTCTTGATTCTTTCAGGCTCCCGATCTATCCCGGTAGTTGTTGTGGTGCCGGATTCGAACCGGCGCTGAGTCCATTTCTGAACTGCTTCCCCGCCAATGCAGCAATGGCAAGCATTGATGAAGCTCTAACCTCGCTGAGCTAACCACAACGCTGAGAGCACTGCGCCTGTATCGGTTAGCGTCACGGGATTAACCGGTCACCCCAATGCTCTCATCGTTGCATCCTCGTCTCTTCCGAGGTGTCACACCGTATCGCCACGATGGTGAGTCGTATGTCCGTGCATACCGATCACTGGCTTGCACATTCCGGCTACCCGGTTGGGGAAGTAGCATCAATGGAACCCATCCGGACCGCTGCGGCACATGTGCCATATGCCGTACTGCTACACATCTGAAAGCGCACTCCACCGTTTGGATTTAACGACCAGGCTCAAAGGTCATTCACTGAAGCGCGCTTTTAGTTGTGTGCGGAGATGATGCTCCGCTTATCCACCGCCTTTACTTTTAAGCCCAATTTATTGCTGCGGTACTCCGGGCTACTGCACAAGCGGTTACATAACCACCTCCGCAATTCGTCAATTCAACACGCGAACTAATTACCTAAAAGGTAATATCTGATGTTATAAGTGTCAATAGCCTACGCTAAATAAATCATATGTGGTTAAATTGGTAATAATTTAATTGCGTACGGAGCTATTGCTATGTGTATCGGCAGCAAGCCATCAGTGCCAGCAGCACCAGAAGTACAGGCCGCGCCACAGGAGCAGGATGCAGCAGTTGTCAGTTCTCGTGACGATGAAGAGCGCCGCCGCCGTGCAGCTGCTGGCCGCAGTTCCACTCTGCTGACTGGTGCGCAGGGCGACACCTCAACCGCAAACACCAGCGGTAAAACGCTGCTCGGTCAGTAACGGAGTAGGCAGAGATGGCGGAAACCGAAAAAGAGCGTCTGCTGAAGCAGCTCGCACAGCTGAAGAGTGAGCGCACATCGTTCGAGTCACACTGGCGTGATCTGAGCGATTTTATCAATCCGCGCGGTTCCCGCTTTCTGACGTCTGATGTAAACCGTGATGATCGTCGTAACACCAAGATCGTTGATCCTACCGGCTCAATGGCTCAGCGCATTCTCTCCAGTGGCATGATGTCAGGCATCACCAGCCCGGCACGCCCATGGTTCAAACTGGCAACGCCTGACCCTGACATGATGGATTATGGTCCGGTTAAGGTGTGGCTTGAAGTCGTGCAGCGCCGCATGAACGAAGTATTCAACAAGTCTAACCTGTATCAGTCACTGCCTGTCATGTACGCCAGCCTGGGAACTTTCGGTACCGCTGCAATGGCTGTGCTCGAAGATGACCAGGACGTGATCCGCACAATGCCTTTCCCGATTGGCAGCTACTACCTGGCTAACAGCCCGCGCGGCAGCGTCGACACTTCCTTCCGTCAGTTCTCCATGACCGTGCGCCAGTTGGTGCAGGAGTTCGGTCTGGATAACGTCAGTGCTTCAGTGAAAGGAATGTGGGAAAACGGCACGTATGAAACGTGGATCGAAGTTAACCACTGCATCACGCCAAACGTTAACCGCGACACCGGGAAGATGGACAGCAAGAACAAGCCGTTCCGCTCAGTGTACTTCGAGAGTGGCGGAGATTCCGACAAGCTGCTGCGTGAATCCGGATTCGATGAATTCCCGATCCTGGCTCCGCGCTGGGAAGTGAATGGCGAAGACGTTTACGCCTCATCCTGCCCTGGTATGCTGGCACTCGGTCAGGTTAAAGCGCTTCAGGTTGAACAGAAGCGTAAAGCTCAGCTCATCGATAAAGCTACTAACCCGCCGATGGTTGCACCTACCTCGCTAAAAACAAAGCGTGTTTCCCTGCTGCCTGGCGATGTGACGTATCTCGACGTGTTGAGCGGTCAGGACGGTTTTAAACCTGCATACCTGGTGAACCCGAATACTGCAGATCTGCTGGCTGACATTCAGGATACCCGCCAGACCATCAACAGCGCCTACTTCGTCGACCTCTTCATGATGCTGCAAAACATCAACACCCGCTCTATGCCGGTGGAAGCGGTGATCGAGATGAAGGAAGAGAAACTGCTGATGCTTGGCCCGGTGCTGGAGCGACTGAACGACGAAGCGCTCAACCCGCTTATCGACCGCGTTTTCTCCATCATGGCGCGTAAGAACATGCTTCCGCCACCGCCGGACGTTATGCAGGGCATGCCGCTGCGCATCGAATACATCTCCGTGATGGCTCAGGCGCAGAAATCTATCGGCCTCACTAGTCTGTCGCAGACCGTTGGTTTCATTGGTCAGCTCGCACAGTTCAAACCTGAAGCACTAGACAAGCTCGATGTGGATGAGGCTATCGACGCGTTCTCAGAAATGTCAGGCGTGTCGCCGACCGTCATCGTTCCGCAGGAGCAGGTGCAGGGTATTCGTGAAGAGCGCGCCAAACAGGCACAAGCCGCACAAGCAATGGCAATGGGGCAGGCCGCAGCGCAGGGAGCCAAGACTCTCAGCGAAACGCAGACAACTGACCCTAGCGCATTAACCGCTATTGCTAATGCAGCAGGAGCGCCGCAGCAATGACTGATATCGATGACGAAGGCCGCAAAGCAGAGCTTGACGCCAAACAGCAACTTCTGGCGCAGCGAGATATCGACGACATCCAGTTTGTTATGGGCAGCGAGCAGGGCCGACGCGTGATCTGGTCACTGCTTGAGAAAGGTCAGGTGTTCGGAGCTTGCTTCAACGTAGATCCGCACATCACAGCATTCAACGAAGGGCAGCGCAACCTGGCTCTGGTTCTGTTTCAGCGCGTCATGGCGCACTGCCCCGATCAGTATCTGAAGATGGCCGCAGAGGCCAGTGAACAGGAGTAACCATGAATTTATTTGAACGTTTGCTGCATCGCCGTCTTTGCAATGAGCAATCCACTGAAGGTGGTCAGGCAGATACAGCTTCAACTGGTGCCACTGAAACAACTCAAGGCGCTGGCGAAATGCAGCAACAAACTCAGGAGCAAACCCAGACGCAGGATAACGCGACGGGTACTGATTCTGACAAAGGTTCAGAAACTCAGAAAACTGAGGAAGAACTTGCTGCTGATAAAGCCAAAGCAGAAAAGGCTGAAAAAGACCAGAAGCAGGAAGGCGCGCCGGAGAAATACGAGTTCAAACCAGCTGAAGGCCAAGAGCTTGATGCCGCTGCCCTGGAGCAGTTCGAGCCTATCGCCCGTGAACTTAACCTGACCAATGAGCAGGCACAGAAGATGGTCGACCTGTACGGCACCAAGATCATGCCAATGTTCCAGCAGCAGCAGGTTGAGGCCTGGCAGAAAACCACCGAGCAGTGGGCTGCTGACGTTAAGGCAGACAAGGAGATCGGCGGAGATAAGCTCACCGGTAACCTGAGTGCTGCACAGCGTGCTCTTGCTCAGTTCGGTACGCCTGAACTGAAAGAATATCTGGAAGGCACTGGCCTGGGTAATCACCCTGAACTAGTCAAGGCGTTCGTGAAAATCGGTAAAGCCATGTCGGAAGACGGCATGGTAACCGGGAAAGAAAGCGGTCAGCGTAGTGCTGCCGAAGTGCTCTATGGCAAATAAGAGAGGAAATAACCATGGCTGTTAAAGGCTTAACTGCGCTGACGCTGGCAGACTGGGGTAAGCGCATCGACCCAAACGGGAAAGTCGATAAGATTATCGAGCTGCTTTCCCAGACAAACCCAATTCTTCTGGACATGATGATCATGGAGAGTAACTCTCCAACTGGTCATAAAACCACTGTACGCACTGGCCTTCCTGATGCGACATGGCGTCTCCTGAACTATGGCGTACCGAACAGCAAAAGCACCACAGCTCAGGTGACTGACACCATGGGTATGCTGGAAACCTATGCTGAAATCGATAAGTCTCTGGCCGACCTGAACGGTAACACCGCTGAATTCCGTCTGTCTGAAGACAGGGCATTCCTTGAGGCAATGAATCAGAAGATGGCTCAGACCCTGTTCTACGGTGATACCAGCGTTAACCCACAGCAGTTTATGGGGCTGGCATCCCGTTATTCCAGCAAGTCAGCTGGTAATGGTCAGAACATTATCGACGCTGGCGGCACCGGCACTGATAACACTTCTATCTGGCTGGTTGTGTGGGGTGAAAACACTGTTCACGGTATTTTCCCTAAAGGCCAGAAAGCTGGTCTGCAGATGCAAGATCTCGGTGAGAAGACTCTGCGAGATTCTGCTGGTGGTCAATATCAGGGTTACCGAACTCACTACAAGTGGGATAACGGCCTGACACTGCGTGACTGGCGCTACGTTGTTCGCATCGCCAATATCGATGTGAGCGATCTGTCTGTTCCAGCTTCTGCTGCAAACATCGTCACCCAGATGGTTAAAGCGCTGCACCGCGTTCCTAACCTGAAGATGGGGCGCGCGGCTTTCTACATGAACCGTACCGTTGCCCAGGCACTCGACCTGCAATCTCTGGATAAAGCCTCTCTTGCTCTGTCCGTCAAAGAGACTGAAGGCGAATGGTGGACCACTTTTCGTGGCATCCCAATCCGTGAAACTGACGCAATTCTGGAAACAGAAGCGCGCGTTGTTTAACGCCTGTCATTAACTAATGGGCCTTAACTGGCCCATGAATGGAGAAAGAAAATGATCCTCGACAAACTGTTGATGTTCTCCGAGAAGCAGGCGGTTACAGCTTCTGCTGCTTCTACGGATGTGATTGACCTCGGCCCTATTGACGGTACCCGCCGCGATATCGGTGTGGGTTATCCGCTGGAGTTCTGGGCAACCGTTGATACCACTGCTACTGCTGCTGGTGCTGCGACCCTGAACGTTCAGCTACAGACCAGCCCTGACAACTCCACCTGGACAACTATCTATGACAGCGGTGCTTTGGCACTGGCTGCGCTGACTGCTGGCAAGCGCCTGTTCTCTGCAAAGGTTCCGGCAGGTGTTCAGCGCTATCTGCGCGTGAACTATTCAGTTGGTACCGGTCCGTTGACGGCTGGCGCGTTTACCTCGGGAATTAACCTGGATGTTGATAACAACAGCTCGTACTACCCGACTCGTTCAAAAGTGACTGGCTAAGGGGATAGCGATGTCAGGTGAAAAAGCAAGATACCGCGTCCTGCGCTTATCTCACATTCATAACAACCTCTGGCCTGAAGGTTCTGAAGTTGAGTATGACGGTGAACCAGGAACGGCGCTGGAACCATTGAACGATGCGGCGAAATTGGCAAAAGAGATCGCCGAAAAGCGTAAAGGCAAATCAGCGGTTTCAGTTGTCAATGCTCCAGTTTCCGTTGCTGTTCAGCCGGTAGTGGAAGAATTGAAATCTGATGGCACAGGTGCGGTAAGCGAAGACCTTACTCTGCTTCGGCAGAAGTATGAGGATTTGCTAGGCAAGAAGCCGGGTAATAAAACGGCTGAAACGCTGGCAAAAGAGATCGCCGAAAAGCGTGCAGAACTGGGCGTCTAAGCCTCGCTAATCAAACAGGGGGCTTCGGCCCCCTTCTTGCAGGAGTCCGTTATGGATCTGGTAAACCTCAAAACCGGCACCGACACCTATCAGGATGAGGATGGCAAAACCCAGACTCGTGATGATTATCCGTGGGGCCTTTGCATTGAGTTGAACAACGAGACGCTCGCCAAGCTCAAGGCAACGCCTCAATCCGCTGGCACTGAAGTAATGATCACCGCAAAGGCAACTATTCGCTCAACGTCTACCCGCGAAACGGAAGATGGAATGCAGCATAACGCCAGTCTGCAGATCACTGATATGGCACTCAGCCCAGTATCCGGTGAGCAACCGAAGTCAGCAGCGCAAACTCTCTACGGCGGGGAGGATGATTAATGGCCTCCGTTATCGAGATCTGCAACCGCGCGCTGAGCAATATCGGCAACAGCCGCAGCATTAACAGTCTTAACGAAGCCAGCAAAGAAGCCGGGCAATGTTCACTGCATTTTGATGCGTGTCGCGATGCTGCTCTGGCTGATTTCGACTGGAACTTTGCTACCAAGCGCGTGGCGCTGGCTGATACCAATAATCCACCTCCAGACTGGCAATACGCTTACCAGTACCCATCTGATTGTGTTCGCATAACCGAGATCATGCCGTCTGGTATACGCAACCCCACCGCTGCGCAGCGCATTGAGTATGTTGTCGGTTCCAATGAGGACCTGACAGGTAAGCTCATTTACACCGATCAGCCGAAAGCGTGGTTGAAGTACGTGGCGCGGGTTACTGACGTCAATATGTATGACGCCATTTTCATGGAGGCGCTTTCCTGGCGTCTGGCTGCAGCCATCAATATGGCGCTGACCGGTAGCGCAGATCTCGGTAACAACGCACTGACTATGTACAACCGTGTGATCCTTAGCGCTGGTTCCCACAGCCAGAACGAATCACAGGAGCCTCAACCGCCGGTAGATGAGTTCACAGCAGCGAGGTTGTCATAATGGCTTTTAGCTGGATTCAACCGAGCTTTGCCGGTGGTGAAATTGGTCCGTCACTGTATGGCCGCATTGATATGTCAAAGTATCAGGTGGCGCTTCGCAAGTGTGATAACTTCATTGTTCGTCAGTATGGTGGTGTCGAGAACCGACCCGGTACACGCTTTGTTGGGCCAGCTAAATATCCTGATCGCAAGTGCCGGTTAATCCCGTTTCAGTTCTCGACCGTCCAGACCTACGCGCTTGAGTTCGGTCATAACTATATGCGCGTCATTAAAGACGGCGCTTATGTTCAGACGACCAGCAATGTGATTTATGAGCTGGCGATGCCATATGCTGATACCGACCTTTTCCGCATAAAATTCACGCAGAGCGCTGACGTTCTGACGCTGGTGCATCCTGCATACCCGCCGAAAGAACTGCGCCGCTACGCGCACGACAACTGGCAGATCGTCGACGTCACCACAAAAAACGGACCGTTCGAAGATATTAACGTTGACGAGACAGTGAAGGTATACGCCAGCGCCAGCACCGGAACCATTACGTTGACGGCAAGTTCTGCCATCTTCGGTGCTGAGCAGGTCGGAAAACTGTTCTATCTCGAGCAGCCTGCTATTGATTCCGTACCGGTATGGGAAACCAGCAAGACCACAGCAATCAACGATGTCCGCCGTGCAGACAGCAACTACTACCGCGCAAATACTGCGGGCAAGACCGGAACACTTCGACCATCTCACACTGAAGGTATGTCGTGGGATGGCTGGGGCGGCACTGGAGATGATGACACCGGGATCCAGTGGGAGTACCTGCACAGCGGTTTCGGCATTGCCAGAATCACAGCTGTAGCTGGCGATGGCCTGACCGCAACTGCCGATGTGGTTTCGTTCATCCCGTCTCAGGTGGTTGGGTCCACTAACGCAAGCTATAAGTGGGCGAAATACGCATGGAACAGCGTTAACGGCTACCCGAGTACTGTTGTTTACTATCAGCAGCGCCTGTACTTTGCCGCGTCTACCGCGTCTACCGCGTACCCGCAAACCATCTGGGCGAGTCGGACCGGAGATTATAAGGACTTCGGCAAGAACAACCCGATTCAGGATGATGATCGAATTATCTACACTTACGCCGGGCGGCAGGTGAATGAGATCCGTCACCTTATTGACGTTGGAAATCTGGTCGCTCTGACATCTGGCGGGGAATATACGATATCCGGGGACCAGAATAAGGTCCTTACTCCGGCTGCGTTCTCGTTCAGTTCCCAAGGGAACAACGGTTCCAGCAACGTTCCTCCAATTTCCGTGGCAAACATCGCGCTGTTCATCCAGGAGAAGGGTAGCGTAGTGCGCGATCTGGCGTATTCGTTCGATGTTGACGGATACCAGGGAACCGACCTGACCATACTGGCGAACCACTTGTTCCAGAAACATAGCATTGTCGACTGGTCATTCTGTATCGTGCCGTATAGCAGCGCGTTCTGCATTCGTGATGACGGTAAATTGCTGGTGTTGACCTATCTGCGCGACCAGCAGGTTTTCGCCTGGGCACCACAATCGAGCGCCGGTAAGTACGAAAGCACCTGCTCTATCAGTGAAGGCAGCGAGGATGCTGTTTACTTCGTAGTTAACCGTACCATCAACGGGCAGACAAAACGTTACATCGAACGCCTGTCCAGTCGCCTGTTCACCAACGATGAAGATGCGTTCTTTGTCGACTGCGGACTGAGCTACGACGGGCGTAATACATCATCACGCACAATGACCATCAGCGGTGGCTCGGGTGACTGGAGCTATCAGGTTGATTATCCGGTTACGGTGAGTGGTGGAGCGTATTTCGTTAATACCGATGTTGGTGCTCAGATTCAGTTCCCATATACCGGCACGGATCCAGACACCAACGAACCGGTGGCTAAAGAGCTGCGCGGCGATATCATCTCGGTAACAAGCAACACTGCGGTTACCGTCAGATTCAATCGCAACGTTCCATCCGTTCTGCGAAACACAGCCACAACTAACTGGCAAATGGCGCGCCAGACGTTCGGTGGCCTGTCGCACCTCGAAGGGCAGACGGTAAACATTCTGTCAGATGCCAGCGTTGAACCACAGAAAACAGTAACTGGTGGTTCCGTCACGCTGGAATCACCAGGCGCAGTGGTGCACATCGGTCTTCCTATCACCGCTGAATTCGAAACGCTGGACATCAATATAAACGGCCAGGAAACGCTGCTGGATAAAAAGCAGGTCATTCCTACTGTAACGATGGTTGTTAATGCCAGCCGCGGAATATGGGCCACCACTCCGGGTGGAACCTGGTATGAATATCCGCAGCGTGAATTTGAGTTCTACGACGATCCTGTTGATGACGCTACCGGCAAGGTTGAAGTAAAACTCGACAGCAACTGGGATAAAAACGGACGCGTTAAGGTTCGCCAGCTCGACCCGCTTCCTCTTTCTGTTCTTGCTGTATTGCCTCGTCTTACAGTCGGAGGATTCTGATGATTAACGCTCAGATCGTACCCGCTACCGCAGAGCATATCGAGGCCATTATTCCGCTTGTTCGTCAGGCAGATATCGATGAATTCATGGCAACCAATGGATGGAGCCCGCGCCGCGTGCTGGAAACCGGTCTGCGCACGTCAACATTTTGCTGTGCCGGATTGATTAACAGTGAAGTGGTTACTGTCTTTGGCGTAGCACCAGCATCGATGATCGGCGGCAGCGGCATACCATGGCTTGTGGGTACTGACGCGCTGGAGAAATACCAGCGCACATTCCTTCGCCGCTGCGGAAAAGTGGTCAATGCAATGCTGACTGTTTACCCGTATCTTGAAAATTATGTTGATGCACGTAACCACACTGCACGCATCTGGCTTCACTGGCTGGGATTCACCATCGACGAGCCTCAGCCATACGGCATTAAAAACCTACCGTTTCACCGTTTCCACATGGAGAGAAAATAATGTGTAGCCCGGCTATAGCAATGGTTGCAGTCACAGTGGCATCAACTGCCGCATCAATGTACAGCCAAAACCAGCAGGCAAAATACACTTCTGCGGTAGCAGAGAAAAATGCCGATGTGGCAGAGGCTCAGGCTCAGGATTCCATAAACAGAGGTAACGCAGAGGCAGATCAGCGTCGCAGAGAAATGCGCCAACGACAGGGAACGCAGGCGGCAACCATGGCGGCAACTGGCGCAGAATTGGGCAGCGGTTCATCACTGGATATTTTCGGTGATACTGCGCAGTTCGGTGCGCTTGATGCTTTGACTACGGTGAATAATGCACAGAGAGAGGCATATGGTTTTCGTGTTCAGGGGGCAAATTATCAGTCTCAGGCAGATTCAGCTCGCAGTGCAGGAAGTGCCGGCCTGACTCAGACATTACTAACCGCGCCACTGAAGGCATATGGGGCTTATCAGATGGGCGGGGGCACTTGGAATCCTTTTTCGCAAAGTAAAGCGGCCCCTATATCTGCCGCAATAGGCACACCAACCGGTCGATAAGGAGATACCGAAATGCCAACAGTACCAACAGTCACTGGTCGTCAGGTTGAAAGTCGCGGGTTTCAGTCTCCAGGGCTACAAACATTTAATACTCCACAGATGGGCGATGTTTTAGGTGGGGTTGCTGATAAATATGTCGATGTTTTTGCACAGGCAAAGCAGCGCGCTGATGTTGCTCAGGCTCAGGATGCATCATTGCAACTCAGCCAGATTTCCAGTGATCTGCTGACTAACCCGGATACTGGGCTACTTAATCTCCAGGGTAAAAATGCGCTCGGCAAAGGACAGGCTTACACTCAGCAGTTCGATGCTCAGGCAGAACAGATCGCGATGACACTGCCGGAAGGTGCCAGGGCTGGTTTTATGCAGCAGGCGCAGCAGCAGCGCATTCAGTTCACCACCCAGGCTGGTCGACATGAGATAAGCCAGCTCAATGCCTATGAAGAAGGACAGTTCCAGGCGACGCTGGCGAACAACGGTAAACTGGCTGCTGCTGCCTATGGCGACAATGCCAACTATGTGCTCTACAACCAGCAGACATTCCAGCAGATCGAAGATTACGGCGCCGCGCATGGATGGAGTACTGAGCAGATTCAGGCCAAGAAGATCGAGTTCAAGGAGAAGGTCGCCGATGCGTCACTGTCGCAGTGGTCTGCGAACAACTCCATCGAGTTCATTCAGAGCAATGGTGAGTTAAGCGATACTGTTTCTGGTTCACGCCGTGCGGTATCAGAAGGTGGTTCTGGTGATAGCGCCCGTGGCATTCGTAATAACAACCCTGGTAACCTCGAGTACAGCAAAACCAATCCGTGGGTTGGCCAGACAGGTGATGATGGTCGCTTTGCCAAGTTCGAAACGCCAGAGCACGGCATTCGCGCGCTTGGCCGCAACTTGCTGTCGTACCAGCGTCAGGGTATAGACACGGTTAACGACATCATCAACCGCTGGGCACCGCCGTCTGACAATAACAACACCGACGCCTATATTCAGGCGGTATGTGCTCAACTTGGCGTAACACCGGATCAGCCGCTTGATGCATCAAACCCTGATACGCTAAAGGCTTTGTGTGCCTCCATTATCCAGCATGAGAACGGAAGTCAGCCATATAGCGATCAGCAACTTTCTACTGGTGTTAGCGCGGCTATTGGTCTTTCTCAGCTTCCAACCAGCACAAAGCGCTATACCGGCAACGCGGCATTTGACGCTGCATCTCCGGAGGCCCAGGCGACATTCCTTCGTCAGGCTGATCAGCTCCGTAAGCAGCAGCAGGCTGAGTATCGCACCAATATCGACAGCCGTGTGCGCGATGCCAGCGCGGCATACATGCGCGGCGTGGATTTCCCTGATGCTCCTACGCAGACCGATTTTCTCGCAGCCTACGGAGTGCGTGAAGGAAACATGCGTTACACCGAGTTCAGGAATACGCAGATCGCCGGGCAATACATTGGTTCATTCCGTAATATGCCGACCAGTAGCATTCAGGCGGCAGTAGAAAACCTGAAGCCAGACACCGGTGAAACTGGTGAAGGATATGCAGCGCGCGCCCAAACCTATGATGCCGTTGTCTCTGCTGCCAGTACTGTTCTTGCACAACGTAAAGCAGACCCAATTCAGTTTTCACTTTCTTCCGGGCAAACAAAGCCTATCGATATGACAAACCAGAACAACTTCAGCCAGACGATAGCCCTTCGGGCTTCTCAGGCTGTAGATCTGGCTAAATCATACGGCACGCCGCTGACATTCTTTTCCAAAGATGAAGCTAATCAGATCGGTGCTTTCTTCCGTGATGCACCAGTTTCTCAGCAGTCAGCATACCTCGACACCATTCGGCAGAGTACTGGCGGTGGTCAGGTATATATGTCGGCGCTTCAGCAGATCAGCACCAATGCCCCATCGGCAGCTGTCGCCGGGATCCTTATGGATAAGCCTGGCGGTGTTGTGGCTGAGAAAAACTGGTTTAACCCTGATGTTTCTGTATCACCTGAATCGGCAGCACAAACAATCCTTTCTGGTGCTGCAGCTCGCAAAGGTACAGATGATGTGAAAGGCATACCAATGCCGAAAGATAACGATCTTCGTCTTGAGTTCTCTGACATGGTGAAGGATGCGTTTGCCGGTGACGCGCATGGCGCATCAATGGCCTACGAAATAGCGAAGGACTATTACGCTGGCGTGATGGCGAAGAAGGGCGTTGTATCAGGTGAGATTGACAGTGACACATGGAAGCAGGCTGTTAACGTAGCTACTGGCGGCGTACATGACTATAACGGCATGGGAAGCGTGCTGTTACCGTGGGGTATGTCTGCTGAGCAATTTGATAAACAAGTTGATCAGGCCTGGAAAACACAGGTGACTGATGCAGGAATAAAAGCCCCACCAGGGCAGTATGGGCTGCAAAGCTATGGAGATAGCCAGTATCTGGTGAAGCTCGGCACCGGGTATTTGCTGAAAGATGATGGAACTCCTGTCGTTATCGATCTCACACAACAACGCCAGAGGTTCTCAGGGGGGATCCCGCAATGAGTTACTTTGGTCTCAACGCAGTTAACCAGAATCAGCAGCTGGATGAAGCAGCGTCTAACCCAGCAGGGTTTAATACCGATGTCGGTTTCTTCGATAACTCAGGTACCGCTGCGGTATCAGGACTGTATTCTGGACTGGTTGCTAAACCTGACCAGCTTCTTTGGGCTGGAATGGATAAGATCGTCTCACCGATCGCGAAGTTCGTTAACGAAAATACTTCCATTAACGACACTTCTGCCGAGTACATTTCGGAACAGCGTAAGCTCGCAGAGCAACAGGTTAAACGCCTGACGCCTGACGCAGCAACGACAGGCACTGCTGGGCAGGTTCTTCATGGTCTTTTCGATATGGGCGGACAGGCGGTAGTAGGCACACTGCTTTCTGGTCCAGCAGGTGGTGCGGCGGCAGTCACTGCGTTGCAGGGATTCTCTGAGTTTGAACGCTTGACTGCTCAGGGAGTAGATTTCAGGACTGCTCAGGAAGCTGGTCTGGTGCAGGGTGTCACGGCTGGCGCTGGCACATTGATCCCTATGAGCCTTGGTCTACGCGCTGGTGGTGCGCTGGCAGAAAGTGTTGGCGCACAACTGGCAAGGACAGGTGAAAGTGCTGTGCGTAATGTGGCAGCTACTGCTGTTCGCGCCGCTCCAGATATCGCATACGCTGCCGGAACTAACATTGCCTTTGGCATGGCGCAGCGTGGTCTGACAGCAAAGACACTGCGTGATGGCGGTTATAACGAAATGGCGAATCAATATGATGTATTTGATCGCCAGTCTATCGCCATTGATGCTGTTCTTGGTGTGGCGTTTGGTGGTGTAGGTCGGTTCCTGAACGCCCGTGGTGAGAGTGCTGCAACTCCTGAATTTTCCCCTGCAGAGGTGGATGCTGCTCTGGCGGCTAATGCCTCACATCATGCTGAGATTGATGTAGCCCCTGGCGTTCCGGTTAATGTTCTGTCACGTGATGCGCATATACAGGCGCTACAGAAAGCAATGAACGATGTAAGCCAGGGTCGTGCAGTTGATGTGGCCAGCATTGCCGAACCAGCATCATTTAGTGATGTATCCGGGCGCCGCAACCTGATCGCGCAGTCCATCGATGAGGTTCTTTTCAGGGCTGATGAGGGGGCGTCGGCTCTTGCAGTTGAGACAAGAACTCTTGAAGATCAGGCCGCACAAGTTTTATCGCGCGGTGATCGTCAGGTGTACCAGTCTGAAATCGCCAACAGTCAGCGCATTATTGATAACCTGACGGAGCAACGTAACCAAATCCTTTCTGAAGAACCAAAGGGAAGCGGAAAGGAACTGGCACAATCACGTGCTGAAAAGCAATCCAGATTGCGCGACATTGATAAGCGCATCACAGAGGCACAAGGACGCCTCGAATTTTCGCGTAACGCGCTGTCACCTCATGAGCCTGGTGGTGAGTTCTTCGAGGCTAGGGCAGAGCTTGCACGGCGTCAGCAGGCAGAAAGCGATCTTAACTCACAGGCCATGTCATTCTATAAAACTGCAGAAGTACGGACTCCTGATGAGGCCGCACCTTTTGAACCTGGTGCTGTATTGCGACAGGCAGAGCAAAGGCCGACGGCGGAACAAGCCGGGGATATGGATCTTCGTATCGCTGAAGATTCACTTGTTGAGTCTCCTGACATGATGATCACCGTCCTTGATGATGAAGGAAACCCGCAGTCGCGAAGCGCTCGGGAAGTGCTGGACGAAGCAAGCAGAGAGAACGAACAGGCAATACAGGATTCCAGCCTCTTTGATGTGGCTGTCTCGTGTTTCTTGAGAGGGTAATTTGATGAGACAGGAATGTATTCAGGCCGTGCAACAGGCTGCACAGCGCACTCTTACAGCCAGAGAAATACAGGATATCGAAGACCGCATATACCGCAATATGCGATCTATTGCCCGTGACGATCCGATGTCATGGCGTCAACTTACTGATGCTGAGCGCCTGCGCCGCGCCGGGCAACTGGCCGCTGAAGAGTTGCAGCGAGAGACGGCACTGAAAAAACGCCGTGTCGCGCTTACCATCGCAGCGCGTCAGCGCCTGGACAACTTCATTAACAGTTATCAGGGTGCTGACGGAAAGCTAGGCGCACTCAACCGCACGATCGCCTTCAGCGCTGACGGGAAATCAAACTTTCTGTCTGTTGAGTCACGCACTAAAGCTACACGCGATTATGCCCTGAGCCAGTTGCAGGAGGCTTTCGAGGCTGTTGATCCACGATTCTTTGGCTTGTTCGAAGATGAAGCTGGAGTCCGTGATCTGGTGTTTGAGATGCGCGGCCAGAAAACTGGTAACGCGAAAGCTAGCAAGGGCGCAAAGGCATGGGGCGAGGTTACTGAACTGCTTCGCCGCCGGTTCAATGATGCTGGTGGAGATATCGGGTACCTTGAAAACTGGGGTGTTCCACAACATCACTCGATGGAAAAGGTTGGCGCAGTAACAAAGGATAAGTGGGTCAGCGATGTGATCGGTAAACTTGACCGAAAATATTACACCCGCGCCGACGGTCAGTTGATGAATGATACTGAGTTGTCATCTTTTCTCGGTGAAGCCTATAACACGATTGCCACCGGCGGACTGAATAAACTCACTGATACCGGTATGCGTATTTCCGGTGCGCGGTCTAACCGTGGCAATGCGTCACGGCAGATCCACTTTAAAGACGCTGATTCGTACCTTCAGTACCAGCAGATGTACGGCGACCGGTCACTCTGGGAAATCATGGTTGGTCACCTTGAAGGGATAAGCAAAGATATCGCGCTGGTGGAGACATACGGTCCAAACCCGGATCATGTGTTTCGCTCACTGCTGGATCAGACGAAATCAGAGACAGCTACGGCGAACCCGCAGGATACCGGTCGCATAGAGCGCCAGGCAAACAATACAGAGAACCTGTATAACTTTATTTCTGGTAAAACTCAGCCTGTTGCAAACCCGCATATTGCTCGCTGGTCGGATAACATCCGCAACTGGATGGTTGCCAGTCGTCTCGGTTCCGCACTATTGTCATCGTTCTCTGATCTTGGAACCATGTACCTGTCAGCGAAGGTTACCAACCTTCCTATGAATCGGCTATTCCGTAACCAGCTTGAAGCTATGGACCCAACGAATCGCACTGAGCTTGCCAGGGCACGTCGTGCTGGCCTGGCGATGGAATCACTGCTCGGCAGCGTTAACCGCTGGGCGATGGATAATATGGGGCCGTCTGTCTCCCGGTGGGCAGCAACTGCTGTCATGCGAGCCAGTGGCCTGACTGCATGGTCAGACGCTCACAAGCGCGCCTATGGCGTGACAATGATGGGTAGTCTTGGCGACGTTGTTAACAGAACGCCAGATCTGAAAAGTCTCTCAAATGACGATTTTCGCATTCTGAAAAGTAAAGGGATCACCGATACAGACTGGAGCGTGTGGAAACTGGCTCAGCAGGAAGACTGGGGTAAAGGCAACAATACGATGCTTACTCCAGAAAGTATCATGCGCATTCCTGATTCTGCTGTGCAGCACCTTGGTGCGCCAGAGCGTGTAAAATTCGAGGCTATGCGTAAGCTTCTTGGTGCTGTTACTGAAGAAGTTGATATGGCAGTCATTACGCCAGGCGTACGCGAACAGGTGTTTACAGGATCAGGCATTCAGCGCGGAACATGGAAAGGGGAATTGACGCGCAGTGTTTTTTTGTTTAAATCTTTTCCAATTTCGGTGGTTATGCGTCACTGGCATCGTGCTATGGGTATGCCTTCTGCTGGTGGTCGGGCTGCTTACATCGCGACGTTTATCGCCAGCACGACAATACTTGGCGCGCTTTCTCAGCAACTAAATGACATGGCATCAGGCCGTAACCCGCGGGATATGGCTGGTGAAGAAGCTGCTAAATTCTGGCTTGGCGCATTACTGAAAGGTGGTGGTCTTGGCTTATACGGTGATTTCCTGCTGTCGGACCACACCCGGTACGGAAGCGGAGCGCTGGCTTCAATGCTAGGGCCGGTGGCTGGTCTCGTAGATGATGTCATTAAGATCGGGCAGGGCATCCCGCTGAATGCGGTAGAAGGTAAGATCGAGCAAACTGGTGGTGATCTGGTTAAGCTTGGTAAAGGTCTGACGCCTGGTGCTAATATCTGGTACCTGAAAGCTGCGGTTGATCATATGATCTTTAACCAGATGCAGGAGTATTTTTCACCTGGGTATCTGCGTAAGATGGAGCAGCGTTCGAAGAAAGAATTCAACCAAACATACTGGTGGCGACCGCAGGACGTTACACCACAATAAGGATATAGAATGAAAAAAATAATTCTTGCTTTAGGGATTATGCTTCTTGTTGGTTGCCAGACAGCGGCACAGTTTGAACGTAACATGATCACATGGCGTGGACAGCCATTCAATCAATGATTCAGCAATGGGGTTACCCTGACGGTGAACTGACATCGCCTGATGGAAATAAAGTTTATGTGTATGGCAACTCTGGCTCTATCTATATACCTCAGAGCACTACCTATAACACCAATGCAAATATCATAGGAAACAGTGTTTATTCTACGACAAATTCATATTCAACTGGCGGGTACTCTGTAAATGTTAGTTGCACAATTTATGTAGAGTTTGGTGAAGATAAAGTAATCAAGAATGTATCGTGGAGAGGAAATAACTGTGTAGCGTGACATGTCACAAAGGCCGCCGATGCACCCACAAAAAAGCCCGCTATGCGGGCTTAATGTGTTGTAATCGATACTGTTTAGCTTGCTCAGTCCATATGGATACCTGTTGCTTGTCTTCAATCAGGTCGTGAGCTTTATCCTTACAATAATCAATTATATAGATATGATGATCATCATCAATATCAACAAAATAGGAATACACAACGTAACTATTACTTGTGCAGGCCCATTGAATTAATAAATCGTCACCTTCTCCCCAGCAGCAACCCTCTTGCCATACATGAGCATGAAAAAGTTCCTCAGCTCTCGCTTCGGTTGGTTTCCTGAAATACTTATCCCTTCCGATAGTGTCTATGTAAGAAACGTACTCATGTTGTTCAGGTTCAGGCGGGGCAGGTATTTTTCCCTCGTCCAGGCAGATGAGTTTGTACTCTTCAAACTCATCTATGGGAAGACGAACCAAAGGATCTTCAATAATTGCTTCTTTAATCAATTCGGAGCGAACTATTTTATTTCCCATGCTAACCGCTTCTCTTCCATTTTTGCAGCGAGAAGATCGGAAGCAGCGCTCAGTTTCGCCTTATACTCAGGAGAACGACGGATCGAAGGACGACCAGGCCTTTCTTTACCTTTTCTTTTATCAGCTATCTGGACCATACTTACCTCCCTAACCGACTGACTTTTTACCTTTAAGGTAATATTACGCTAATACGATCATGCCTGCAATCTGTACAGAACTATTTTAAAGGCGCGTCCATGCGCCTCTGTCCTCAGAACTTACCAACCATGCTGTTGATGTACTGCGCGTGCGTCTGGATATCGCGCAGGCATTTACTGACACCGACAATGTAGTTCATCATCGCCGTAACCTCAGAAAAAGCACCTTCAACATTATGCCCGTCGGAGTCCATCTTCCGTAGCAGGTCCATCAGCATTGACCGCTCCGTCAGACCAAGAACACCTTCAGGTGAATAGATGTGTTCAAGATAGTTCGGCTTCAGTGGAGCGCTGTATTCCTGCTTTTCTCCCGTCTTCATCGCTTCCAGAATGGCTGGCATGAAGCTGGCGACAACCTTTTGCGCTTTGTCTGCCGGGGATAATTCTTCACGAACGTAGCGACCGGTGCGACGGATTTGAGGAAGCACTTCGCCAGTTACCCATTTGCGGAAACGGTAGGGGATAGTGCCTGGAGTAACCGCATCGCGGCAGCGAAGGATCAGAGTGTAGAGGCCGGACTCGGAGATAACGTTTACTGCTTGCATCCCGCCAGGGGTGTAACTTGAAGTTACACCCTTCTCATCGTCATCGAGCATCGCAATGGCTTTACGTGAGTTTCTCAGCCCAAGAGCATCTGATACATCTTTAGCAGAGAACCATGGATTACCATCAATATTAAACATGCGTACAGGGGATGCTGATTCGAATTTAAATACTGCGTCTGGGGATGGTTTGCTTTGAGTTGTCATAGTGATTACCTTTTAGTCTGGTTAATCACCACTACCGACGCCAATCGGTTGGTGGTGAACTGTGCAGGGTTGGCGTAACCGGCTAAAAGGACCCGGCGCACCTTTCGGTGCCCCCACACAGCCCACCATAATGCGAATGTGGCCGTGCTTAACGCATAAAAAAACCGCTTGCGCGGTGAATGCGCCTTTTAGTAATCCGGGACGCCAATCCCGGCACTGGATTTTGCCAGTGCCTAATCACTATGGCACAAGTATTTTGCGTTGTAAATTTACCGTAAAGGTAATAATAAACGCATTATGTAGGTTATTTCAATCTTATGTGGTTTGTTTTCGTAACTGTTCTGCACAGTAATCGAGATGCGTTTGCAGATCCTGCATAGTCATTTGAGAACTTGTGACGTAATTCACAAGCGCAACCAGTTCAGCCAACGGCCCATCAACATTGAAGCCGTCTTTATCGAGTTCCCGCAATAACTTCATCAGATGCGAGTCCTCCACCAGGGATCTAACGCCTACCGGCGTGTGTATTCTTTCCTCAAATCCTTCTTCCAGCGGATGGTGATACTGCCGTTGCATCTCTTCTTCTCCATGCAATCACTGTATAAACATACAGTAGCAGAAGATATCATGACTATCCAGCATGAAATGCAAATTACCTGTAAGGTAATAAAGCAACTGATTAATACCTAAACGATTCATATAAGGTTTAATGGGTAATAGAATGATCCAGAGTGCATGCGCGCCGGGCGCATAAGCAACCTGGAGATACTTACATGACGGTCTCAACTGAAGTTGACCATAACGACTACATCGGGAACGGGGTCACAACTTCATTCCCTTATACCTTCCGAATTTTTAAGAAGTCTGATCTGGTTGTGCAGGTTGCAGACCTGAGCGAAAACCTCACTGAATTAACACTGGACACTGATTACACGGTGACAGGTGCTGGTGGGTACACTGGCGGGAATGTTGTTTTATCGTCGCCTCTTGCCAATGGTTATCAGATTTCGATATCACGAGAGTTACCGGTTACCCAGGAAACAGATCTACGAAATCAGGGTAAGTTCTTCGCAGAAGTGCATGAGGATGCTTTTGATAAACTGACCATGCTGATTCAGCAGGTGCGGAGTTGGTTGAGCCTGGCCCTCAGAAAGCCTTCGTTCGTGGCTAATTATTATGATGCAAAAGGAAATAAAATTTCCAATGTTGCAGACCCAGTAAACGGTCAAGATGTTGTTAATAAGAATTATTTCGGTAAATCTCTGAGAGTTCCAGAAAGCAGCATCAATGAATTACCGATTATAGAATTGAGAAAGAATAAAATATTAGCTTTCAATGAATCAGGCAATCCAATGCCTGTTTTGCCAGAATCAGGATCTGCATCTGATGTAATGATTGAACTGGCAAAGTCATCTGGCGCATCATTAATCGGATCTCAATCTGGAAAAGGTGTTCAGCAAGATATTATTGATGGCGACAGCGCATACTACAGAGCCAGGTGTATTAGCAACCTCGCCAAGGTGGACTATCTAATACGTAGCAAAGGTAATATCAGCGTGTTGTTCCAGGGTGATTCGATGACTGCTGGTTACGATGTAACGTCTACTGATTCTGTACCTCCAGAGCAGGGAGATATTGCCCGTCATGCAACAACAACTTATCCAGAACGATTTACAGCTTACCTTAGCGAACAATCAGGTGCGACTGTTACTGGAGTGATTAGAGCTATTTCAGGTTATACAGCGAAGCAGGCATATGAAAACCCTGACTGGCAATCTAACCCAAATTGTCAAATAGCAATCCTGATGTACGGTCTTAACGACGCCGCTGGAACCTCAGGTTCTACACATGATATCTATATGGAAAATATGGAGAAACTTATCCGCCGGTTTATTGACTGGGGAATGGGTGTTGTTGTGATGTCATGTGCTTCAGGCGGTTATGGCTCAACAGATCAGGTCGCTCAATCTTATGCTAGGCAGCTAAAAAACATGGCTACTATTTACGGATGCGCTCATTTTAATGCTAATGAGGTGCAATATAATCGCAAATTCGGCGCAGTTCAGTCAGATAATATTCATTTCAATTCAAATGGATATGCAAAACTAGCTGACTGTATTGCAAGTATGTTCCTAGCTGGTGGATTACTTCCAAACTACAGACCAGTATCTTCTGAGATACAGGTTTGGCCGGGGATACAGTCTGATCAAGTTGCTTACTGTGACCCGTCGAATAGTATAAACCTCGAAAGGAACAGCGGTGCTTACTCCCTTCAACGTATCACAGGTATTATTCCTAGGGGGAAATTGTCAATCATGTCTTTCAGTTTTTATCTGGATGCAGAGGTGGCTGAAGTAGATGTGATTGGTGCATGGTCTGCCAATTCTGGTCTTAATTTTATTTTTAATCAGCAAACTGTATCATCTGCTGGAAATAATGTTGATTATTATGACCGCGCAACTTACTCAAGCAACCTCACCAATGAATTAAAGTCATTTACTGGACTCCCTGCAAACGCTACAACAGCATCATCTTCAGGGGTAGGTAAGAATATTGGTTTAATGGTCGGGAGGGGATGGAAAACCATCACTATTTTCGCTAATGGTACGGATGATTCATATATTCAAGGAGTGACGATTCGCCCTGTTTCATCTTATCTGTGTAGCAGAAGTTCACCTGGCAGCCAGCGTAGGGGAATTAAAGAGGTATATATGGTTAGTATCCCTTATAGGGATTTCAAACCATCAAGCGGAATTCCATCTGGATTTAGCCTTATTTCAGTAGTTACACCGCTACCATATGATTTACATTCAACAATATGGGATAATAATGCTAATTATTTTGATTCTGGGTTTGCAAAAATAGTGGTGAGTGGTATTCAAGATAATGCTGGCGTGGTGTATTACGAGGCGCTGATTTCTAAAACTACAGGCGGTGACACATATACCGTTACTGAGCTTAAATCTATTGGGACTTGGCCAACGGTAACAGCAGTACGTGGCACAAAATCTCGCATAACATCTACCTCCGCAGGTTCTGTTGGACCAAATATGCCTTTAGAGAATATCTATGCTACTGGAGACGATTCAACATTTACGAGTGGGAGCGTGGGTAACGAGTTAGGACTTTTCATGAAGATCATTTTTAACTGGAACGGTACTCCGCCAACGGGATATTACAACGTATCTGTGGAGTCTTTTGCTCGCGGCATTGGTGGCGCTGCATCAATGGCAACACTCTGATTTTAAAGGGCCCAACATACCGGGCCTTTATTTTCGTAATAAACACTGTTCAAAAAGAACAGCCATTGCCTGAATTTAGCCAAATAAATTCCTATCAGTTACTCATAAATTATCATAAACCATATATGGTTTGTTGTGTATGATGAACTCACCAACTAAGGGGGTTCATTATGCACAGTAAACGGTGGTTGCTATGTCAGCTCAGCTAACCAGTGAGTCTTTAAATCAGTGGCTTAGCATGGGTTCCCTGGCTGCGGTTATCGCCGGGGTTCCTCCGGAGGTAGCTTTGGGGGCTTTATCTGGCGCGGTAATATTTATTACCTCTGCCGTTGAGTATCCAATACGCCGCCGGGTTCTCCTGTCGATGCTCAGCTTTCTATGCGGGCTTCTCTTCTACAAACCAACTGCATCAATCCTTATCGGCGTAGCCAGCCTGATCCCAACTATCACGCAGGATTCATTCGAGAAAGGGATCGTCTTCTCTGCTGGCGCGTTCGTGTCGGCAATCGTCGCAGTACGTATTGGTATCTGGCTCTATCACCGTTCCGACAATCCACGCGATTTAATCCCGGGGAGAAAAGACGATGACAACTCATGAGCTGATTTTACTCATTACCAATGCGGTTATCTGTTCTGCTATAGCAATACGCGTCGGAACCTTCCGGCGTAATGGATCGCAACACCGCCGGTGGGGTGGGTGGATAGCCTACTTCCTTATCGTAGCATCAGCCAGCATCCCTGTCCGCGCCGCATATGCAATCTGGTATCACACACCAATGGCCGCTGATTTATCAGAGGTCATCATCAATGCTGTCATGCTTGCCGCCGTTCTGAAGACGCGCGGTAACGTCGTGCAGATATTCAAAATATCGAGGTCTCAACATGGACATTAACCAGTTCCGGCTAGCAGCCGGTATTACTGAACAGCTGGCCGCGCGCTGGTACCCACACATCACCGCAGCCATGAATGAGTTTGGCATTACCAAGCCAGATGACCATGCGATGTTTATTGCACAGGTCGGGCATGAGTCAGGAGGGTTTACCCGGTTACAGGAAAACTTCAACTACAGCGTATCAGGACTGTCGGGTTTCATCCGCGCCGGGCGTATCACTCCAGACCAGGCAAACGCGCTGGGCCGTAAAACGTATGAGAAGTCTCTTCCGCTGGAGCGTCAGAGGGCGATCGCCAATCTGGTGTACAGCAAGCGCTACGGTAACAATGCGCCAGGTGATGGATGGAAATACCGTGCGCGTGGACTCATCGGTATTACGTTCCTCGATAACTACCGGGATTGCGGTAACGGGCTGAAGGTTGATCTGGTCGCTCAGCCTGAACTGCTGGCGCAGGATGAATACGCGGCCCGCAGCGCGGCGTGGTTCTTCGCCAGTAAAGGTTGCATGAAGTATCCAGGTGATCTTGTGCGCGTCTCGCAGATCATCAACGGTGGCCAGAACGGTATCGACGACCGGCGATCGCGTTACGGTGCTGCCCGTAAGGCACTGTTATGATCTGGGTATTCGTTAAAGCCTACTGGAAACAGTTGCTTATCGTGGTGATGCTTGCTGCCATGGTGGCAGGCGGATTTATAGCCTGGAATGTACACGGCAGTCTCCAGTACGACGCCGGGTATGCGCAGGCAAAGGCAGACCGCAAAGTTGAAGATGATAAAGCTCGTCAGCATGACGAGCAGGAGAAAGCTACCAATGAACGTGAAGCGCAGCAGAGGATCGACCAGGCGCGCAATGATGCTCTTAATGCTGCCGCTCGCGCTGGCAGGTTGCAGCAACAGCTCGTTGCCATCCGTGAGCAGCTCAGGCAGTATAACGCCACTGTCGGCGCTGGGGCGTCAGCCGCAGACACCGGAGTTTTGCTTACCGACGTGCTCAGCAAATCTCTCGAGCGAAACCGACAACTGGCAGAGTATGCTGACCGGGCCGCCGAAGCCGGACGAGTCTGTGAAAAGCAGTACGATTCGTTGACCAGGTGA